CACCACTAACGGTTCTACTGAAGTAACAATTACTTTTTCTTCTCCTCATAATATAAGTGCTGGAGATATTGTTTATTTAGATAATTTTTCAGCAATTACAAATTCTAACTATAGTGCGTCAGATTTTGACGATAAAAAATTTATGGTAACGACAGTGCCTACAACAACTACAATTACCATAACAATGGCTAGTGCTGAAACAGGAAGTGGTGCTACTACTTCTGGTGGCATTAGGGTTCAGCATTATTATCCAGTAGGACCAGCAACCCAGCTGCCAGGTTATGGTTGGAGTTTAGGACAATGGGGTGGTACTGTTTCTGGAGAAGCAACTACAACTTTAAGTGCTGGTATTAATGCGGTAACTACAACTATAGCTTTAACAGATGCATCTCAATTTCCTTCATCAGGAACTAACTATGTTCAAATAGGAACTGAAGAAATTTCTTACACAGGTATATCTACCAATAATTTAACTGGTGTTACTAGAGGAGTTAGAAACACCACAGCTGCTAGTCATAGTGGTGGAGATACTGTTACCAATAGTTCCGATTATGTAGGATGGGGAGAAGCTGCTAGTGGAGACTATGTAATTGACCCTGGTTTATGGAGCTTAGATAGTTTTGGTAAAAAATTAATAGCTCTAATCCATAATGGTCCTCTATTTGAATGGGACTCAGATGCATCAAATGCAACATCAACAAGAGCAACCATTATCAGTGGTGCGCCAACCGCGTCACGTGATATGATTGTATCCACTCCAGATAGACACTTAGTATGTTTTGGAACTGAAACTACTATTGGTACATCTACTACTCAAGATGATATGTTTATTAGATGGTCTAATAGAGAAGATATTAATACGTGGGCTATTACTTCAACCAATACAGCTGGTTCACAAAGACTGGCTGACGGATCACGGATCATGGGAGCCGTTAGAGGTAGAGATGCAACATATGTATGGACTGATACTGCTGCATTTACAATGAGATTTGTTGGAGTTCCATTTGTATTTGCCTTTTCACAAGTAGGAACTAACTGTGGTTTAATTGGAATGAACGCTGCAATCGAGGTAGATGGCGCTGCATACTGGATGTCAGAAAATGGTTTCTTTAGATTTACTGGTAAACTAGAATCTATGCAATGCTTAGTTGAAGACTATGTTTATGATGATTTAAATACTACAGCCCAACAATTAATTAATTGTGGATTAAATAATTTGTTTGGAGAAATATATTGGTTCTATCCAAGTAATAGTTCAGAAATAGTTAATAGAATGGTTAGTTATAACTATTTAGATTCAAGTCCACAAAGACAAATATGGGTTACTAGTAGTTTAGATAGAACTACTTGGTCGGATTCTGCTGTTTTTGGTAAACCTCATGGTACAAAATACACAGCAGGAAATGATGTATCCTTTGATGTTGTAGGAAATACTGAAGGTAGAACAGCATACTTTGAACACGAAACAGGAACAGATCAAGTAGAAGCAGGATCTGTTTCAGCTATTGCTGCCAGCGTTGAATCTGGAGATTATGATATAACAGTTACTAAAGAAGGAGGAGCGACACTTCAGGGAGATGGAGAGTTTTTAATGAAGATTAGAAGATTCTTACCTGACTTTATATCTCAAACAGGTAATACTCAAATTACATTAAACCTTAGAGATTATCCTAATAGCTCACAAGCAAGCTCTCCTCTAGGACCCTTTACAATTAGCTCAAGTACAACTAAAGTAGACACTCGTGCAAGAGCACGAGCAGTTTCTTTAAAGATTGCTAATACAGGAACATCACAAGACTGGAAATTAGGAACCTTTAGACTAGACATACAACCGGACGGTAGAAGATAATGTATACTCGAGACGATAGAATTAAAGCTGGTATAATAAAACAAATGATTAATGAAGGAACTGCAACACCTATGGCAAGAAGAACATATGGAGATATGTCTATGGGATATGGTAGACCTAATTATGTGGCAGATAGAAGTCCTGTACAACAAGGATTAAAAGAAATTGAAATAGGAATGGCTCCGTTTGTATTTAATAGAATGCCTAGTCAACAAAACTTAGCAAATGATTTTTTTATGGATTCTATTACAAAAGATAGTAAATTTTATAATCCATATAAACCTACAATTAAAGATCGAATAAAACAAGGATTAACAAAAGGATATAGTAAATACGCAAAACCTGTAATGGGTGGAATAATGTCAGCAATTTCTGGAATACCAGGAATGGGATTATTAATGAATGCGTTTGATAATCCTGATCCATACGTTCAAAATAGAATTGATATGTATGGTGCTTATAGAGATCCTAACACAGGATTTATAAAAGATAAATTTGGATATAATGTAGGAAAAACTTTAATGAAAAATAGATTTATGGAACCAGGTAGTAATTCATATAGATCATATGCATTAGATGCTATGAGAGGAATGAAAAATAAAAGTGCATTAGATAATTATTACCAAAGCACATATGGAAAAACTTATAATCAAGTTAAAAAAGATCATCAACAAAAGAAAAATCCTTTTAATAATACCAATCCTTTTGCAGGAACAGCAGATAATTTTGCAGGCGGAGCTGACAAATCTTTTGATACAGGTCAACCTTCTACTGGTGGAGTAAAAGGAGGTTCTTATTCAAGAGGAGACTATAGTGGAAGAGGGCATCATTGGGCTAAAGGAGGAATAGTAAGTTTATGGCGAAGATAGTACAGGTTATAACTAGAGCTTCAGAGCAATACGATGCAGCTGTAGCTCACTCTTTAATAAGAGATTTAGATGGTGTAATAGAAAAATTAAACACCACATATCAAGAAGAAATAAAACAGGAGATAGAAGCATTTAACTTCTTTGTAAATTAATGGCAGTAGTAAACGAGTTTAAATTTTATGGAGTAGATAATGATACCACAGGTAACGCTCTTACTATGTTTGGTACCAGTGGCAGCGTTCAGAATCCACAAGCTTCAGAAACATATATAGTTAAATCTATTAAAGTAACTTCAGCGTCAACGCCTACAGTTACAGTATTAAATAACGCTATAACAGCAATAAAATCAGCTGCTTTAACAGCTAATGAAACCAGAGAATTATTAACAATGCCTATGGTTGTAGAAGGAGGAACTACATTGACTATTCAGTCTAGCAATACAGGTTCTTTTGATATAGCTATTAGTTATCTAAATATTAAGAAAGAGGTAGTAACATAATGAGTGATAAAATAACAGTAGACGGTAAGGAGATTCCTGTGATATATGCTAAAACAAAGACTATTATAAAGCATAAGACTACGGGAGAGGAATATGCTACTGAAGATGCGTGGAAAAACAAAGGAATTAACCCTGAAAATATTAAAAGAGATGTAATAGTGGAGGTGCCAAAGCTTGATTTATTTGCAAAAACCAAGTAGATTAATGATTTAGGCAAAATTATGGCAATAGAAGATATAATATCAGAAGAGATTACAACACAAGATCCTAATATGCAGATCGCTCAGGGGAGCCCTGATGATTTTATGAGTGAAGATGAAATGGATCCATATCAAGATCCTGAATTTCAACAGTTATTAGATAGTATGCCTGCGGAGCAAGCTCAGGCTTTAATGCAATTAATTAAAGAATATAAAGAGATGGTAGCTCAAGGTTTTCAAGGAGAATTTGAAGACTTTGTAAAAATTAAAATGGCTACTGCTCAAGGTGATGATGATATAAATGAATTTCAATCAGAAGATGAAATGATTATTGAACCTGATGAAATGATGGATATTGAAAAACAAATTGTACCAACAGAAATGGCTGCTGAAGGTGGAAGAATTGATCCACCAAAAATGGGTAATCCTCCTGTGTTTGAAAAAATAGAAGACATGAGAGAATGGAAAATAGCTAATCCAGACGTTGAGGATGTGGCTGATTACAAAGGTTATTATGAGAGATTAAAAAAGAAAAGAAAGAAAAAACAAGAAGGTGGAATTATGGATGTAATAGAAGAAGATGAAGTTGTAGAAACTGGTCCAAGTAGACAAGAAATGATTATGCAATATTTAAGAGATAGAGGTTTACCTATTACTCCAGAAAATATTCAAAAAGCTATTATAGAAATGATAACTGGAGGAATGCCTTATACTGAAGAAGCAGCATACGACATGCCACAAATGGATCAGCCATCTGTACTACCTAGAGGAATGATGGTTGATGAATCAATGATTCAAAGAACACCTAGTGGTATAGCATCTGTAAATGTAATGGAAGATATAATACCAGAACCAAGACCTTACATATATGACGCACCTGTTCAACAACAACCATGGGATACTACTCCATCAACTATGTTCGCGGCCCAAG